CGGCAGGGCTTGCATCTGTGTTGTTACCAGAGTATGCACTTGCGATCTTGAATGGTGATAATGCCTCTTCACCAGCTACGATACCGTCACCTGATGATGTATCAGCATAACGAACACGTAGTGTATGGATTTGAGCTACTGGACCTGTCATTGGTTGTACACCGATGATTTCGTTAGCAATAACTGTTGGCATAACACGACGGATAACTGGTAGAATAACACGGTTAAGTGTTGCTACGTTACCTGAACTTGTTGCTCCTGCTGTTGCGGCTTCTGCCAAGTACCTACGTGTATTTTCTAAGCAAACTTGCATAGAAGCTTTACGGTTACCTGATAGGCCTTCAAGCAGAGCTTCTTTGGTCTCGGACCATCTCTCATTTAAAAGTTGTGACATTTATGTCTCCTTGAATTTTTCTAATTATTTTAGACCCGCCAATTTGCGGATATCTAAGATGTTATCTAAGCCTACCTCGCTAGTTTGTTCAACTTTGCGATTTCCTGTGACAGCGGTACCTTCAGTTAGTGTAGCTTTTTTAGCAACACGCTTTGTCTCGCCTTCCATTACTGCTGGTAGGTATTTCTCAAAAGACTCATTGAGTTTCTTTGTCGGTACTGCTTCTAACAAATCTTTCATGAGTTTTCTCTTGTCAGCGCCTAGTGGCCCTAACAACTCGTTCATCACCGCCTTACGCTCCATTAAATCTTTAGTAACACGTAGTTCGCGCTCTTTAGACTCAACAATAGTTTCTTTCTGTGATATTGCAGTTTGTGCTTCAGCAAGTGCGGCATCTTTCTTAGCGATAATCTTTAACAGTTTAGCTGTTTCAGATTTTTCATTTAGATAAGAACCGTTATACTCTTGAACAAATGCTTCAAATATACGACGACCAAAGTTGTTTGTACGTGCTGAATCAATATCTTCTTTCAACTGCTTGATTTCTGATGTTAACTTAGCTGTAACTGCGGCTTCAACCACTTTAGCACTACGTTGTATAAATTGTCTCTTAATAGATTCAAAGCGGCTTTTTGCTTCGCGAACTAGTTTAACTTTCGTTTCAACTACGCTCTTCTTGTCAATAGCGAACTCTTTGATCTCTTTTGCTAGAGCATGAACCATAAATTGCTCTAACTTGGCAAAGTTTTCAGCGACTTGTTTACGATCGCTTTGGAACTCGCCTAACTCTTTACCTAGCTGTTTAATAACAAATGATTCCATTACTTTAGCGTCATTTGCCATCTTGCGTTGATATGCGACCTTAGCCTCTGCTAATGATTTTTTATCTTCTGCAAGTTCAGCCATTTCTGCGGCCAATCTGTCGCCTAGCATCTTGTCGATTGCTTCTACCATGACACCTTTATCGTGTTCATAGCGTTGTGCAAATTCTTCACGTAGCTCAGCGGTGACTTGATCGCGATTCTCTTGTATTTTTTGAGTAAAAGCAGATTCTAAGGCAGTGGTATGTTCCTCTGACAAAGTTCCTGATTCTACTAACTGTTTGAATGCGTCCAACATCTATTTTCTCCTCGGGCTTATTTTAGACCTTTAATAATCGAAAGAAGTGATTCTTTCAAATATTTCTGGGCCTTTGGATCTTCTTTTACTTCATTAGCGGTTAAGAATGCTCTATTTCCCCCACGTGTGTTCATGAGATGTTCATAAACTGGTGTAGGATAAGCACCCGGGGCGCTAGGTTGAGCAACTATGTCTACTGTAATAATCTCAAAGTCTGCTACTTCGCCCGATCTATCATCAACGTTACCGCTGCCTCTAGAACTTACGCCAAGTTTTACGCCGCTTTCGAGCATAGTACGAATTAAGTTACCCATCGGTGTAGGTAAGATTTTCATCTTACTATAACCATTCGGTCCGTCCATCCACATATCTGTGATCATGTGTGATACACGGTCTAAATTTACTTTTAAATCATCTGGATGATCAACTTCTCCAAGAACTGAGTAACCGTTCTGTATTTGATCATTAAGTGTTTTTACTGCATTAGTAATCTCACTTACTGGATATACACGCTGGTTAGCGTTTTTAATTCCGCCCTGTATGGCAATGCCTTTTAGATAAAGATTTTTACCGTCTTTATCGTCAGACTCTAATACCACACGGGCTTCACTAAAACTTAACTGTTCTCTTAAGTAGGAGAGTTTCATCTAATTATTTCTTATATTGTGATAAGAATGGTTTCTTAGCGCCTTGTGCATCGCTAGTTTGACCAGCTTTGTCACCTGTACCAGAACCTACTGGACCTGGAGTTGTACCTTTACGTTCAGCTCCGTGACCTTTCTTAACAGCTTCTAAAGATGCGCCATCTTTCATTTTAGCTTTGGCACTGTTAGCTAGATTCTTAGTTACACCTTTAGTGAATTCACCTTGTGTGTTACCAACTAAACCACGGCTACCTTTATCTGCGTTAGAGCTTGTACCTGTCATTTCGCCTACGCCTTTACCACCTTGAGCAATGTTTTTAGCGTTTGCTTTTGAGTTAGGCATTGTAGCTTTAGCATTTGTGTTAACTGTGCTTGCACCATCTTTAGGAGCAGGATAGTTTTCACCAGTGTGTCCGCCGATGTTTACGCCTTGAGCTTTTTGTGAACCTTTGTCCCAGTCGTTGCCAACTGTTTCGCGGTACTCACGTAGACCCATACTTTCCATAGATTCGTCTTCTTCGTCGTCTTCTTCGTCGTCTTCGTCATCCATGTCATCTTCTGAATCTTCTTCGCCGTCTTCTTCGTCGTCGTTACCAAATGGGTTCTCTTCGCCGTCGTCTTCGCCGCCGAAATCATCCATATCGTCGTCTCCGCCTTCTCCGCCCATTAGAGCTTCAAATTCAGCTTTTAATTCTGCTAGTGCGTCTTCTAGATCTTGAACATCGTCTTTAGTAGCAGGTGCGCCACCATCTTCTCCGCCCATGTCATCCATGTCGTCATCGTGACCAACTTCAACGCTTCCAACCATGTCATCGGCAGCATCACCGCCCATTTCATCGTCATCACCGTGATCGTCATCCATTCCGAAGTTTTCGTCTAAATCTTCTTCGTCATCTTCTTCATCGTCTTCTTCTGCTGACTCGTCCATTTCCTCATCATCTTCTTCAGATGCTTCGTCCATTTCTTCGTCTTCTTCTTCTGCTATTAGGTTTTCATATATTTCTCTAGATCTCTCTACAACGATTTCATGAAAAAGTTCATTAGCTTTTTCAGTTTCTTCGTTAACAATTAGGTCTAAGAGCTGTTGCATCTTTTTTGACATTGCGTTTATCTCCTGTGTTAGATCGGCAAGGCTATCAGGAGTATTTACAGTTGATTGATATTAGATGCGTGAAACAGGCCAAAAACGGCCGTTTTTGACTGCGATTGACAGATATTTCTATCTTTTTTGAATAACTTCTCTAAAATATTTAGTCTGATGCTTTTAGAATTAAGTTACTAGTTTATATTCCGCCCCCTGCTGGTGCTCCGCCTTCGTCTTCTACTGGAGTAGCATACATAACTCTTACTAGACTTAGATCTTCTTTAGTTTCTTTTTCTCTAGCATCGCCTGCTTTGCGTAGATCATTAAGCATTCCTAAAGTTAAACGACTTTTGCGCAGATCTTTGCTTTTAAGTACACTGGTATCTTTGGCAATATCGTAGCGATCGTTCTCTTCGGGATTGGCGCTTTCTTGATTAAAATAAAGGAATTCTAGTAATAGCATGTTAATATTTATTATAATCCACCGCTACCGCCAGTTGGTGCTCCACCGGGTGCTCCACCTTCTGCTGAACCCGCCGGACTAGGTGCTCCGGGCATTCCGTCATCTTCCATACCTTCGGGTGGCTCTGCGCTCTGTCCTAGACTATCTATATCACCGCTGATACCACTAGGAGTCACACCTGCTGAACGTAGTTCAGCCTGTGCAGATAAGTTTGTCTTAGCATCAACATTTTCTTCTTTCCAAAGTTTTTCGTTTTCTGCTATTTCTTCTTGTGTTAAACCTAAGAAACGTTTTAGTGCAAAACGTTTGCTGATGTGTGGAACTCCTGCCATCGTAGTGAAAGTACTAACACGAGCTCCGTCCATTTCTGCCTGTCGATAGGCCGCAAAGTTTTGTGGAGGATTAAACTTAAGATCGAACAAGTTGGGATCGATATTGATTCCTTTCTTGTTCATGTACATTTTAAACTGTAGATCAAACACATCGTTCATTAAACTCTGCAGTCTTTCACAGTATTTGTTAAATCTTAACTCTTGTATATAGGCTGTTCCTACTCTGCCATCGTTGAAACTGCTTCCACCGTCGTCCGGTCCTGTTGGTAAGTAGCTACTTGGAATACGTAATGCTCTGAATAGCTTGTTAGTAAAGAATCTAAGATCATCAATTTCTCCTAGGTTAGTACCGCCGGGTAGCGTGTCGATCTTACTGCCTCTACCTTCAGCTGTCTGCGGAAAATAATAGTCTTCAGTAATGCTTAAAGGGTTATAACTGCTGTCTACAACACTTTGACTGCCCCCTGCTGTACTAGGTAGTCGACGTTGATTTACTTCGTTTTTAACACGTTCTACAAATCCCATTGCCAAGTGAGCAGGCATATTTCCTACATCAATATAAAATACTCTACGCTCAGGAGCACGCATTACACGATAGATAATAATAGCATCTTCAAGCAGTTCTTTCTGTTTGTAGACTTTAAAAATACTTTCTAGCAGACTGTTTCCAAAAGGAAAATTATTATCTAGGCCTTCACTTAGACTAATATGTATAACGTGCTTGCCGTCGATAGCCCATTGATTTTGATTTATCGTAAAACGGCCACCTGATCCATTAGCGCCGTTAGCACCACCTACCATACCGCGCTGTTGTGAACCTCCTGTATTGTAGGCTACGTTGCCCGGCGTCATATTTTGATTAGTTGGATTAATCTGACTGACTGTTAGATTTTGAAAGTTAACATTGATGTCTCGTACTACATATTGCTCGGGTAATTTACCTTCGCTTTCATTAACAATAATCTTATCAACTTTAGATGGATCTACATAAAACCAACTTTGATCTTCTGGATCTCTAATAAAGAAACTATCACCGTATTTGAATACATTGCGTACCACTTTAAAGATACGTTTTTCAAACATATTCAATTTGGTCCACTGTTGTAGATACTTTTTAATAATCTTTATTTCTGTACTAGTGGCTTGTTCTTTAAATGATATTTGGAAAGGAGTTCCATTTTCATCATTCATTTGTGTACAAAACTCTGCAAGGATATCTAATGCGGCATTAACCTCGCTGTCCATATCCATCGTGTCATATTGACCGTAGCGCTCTAATCTATTTGGATGTCCTGTATAAACATCGGGTAGATAACTGCTGTAGTTTGTGCGCCCTACACCTGATCCAAAGCCGCCGGTACTGCTACCGCTAATTGGGCTTAGTGTTCCTGATTTATTAACAGGAGTAAAATAACGTTTCCATGACATAATATTAAGCTAGTAAGTTACCGCTCAGTGCTTTAGTTGCGCTAACATTTTGTTTAGTATGGTTAGCTACATCTTGTAACAGTCTATTGGCTTGAGCAGTTAAGTTATTTAAGCGATCTATACTGTCCTTGAGACTATTTGACGCACCTGCATTAACAGCAGAACTCAATATTTGATTCATTTGTGCTTCTGTCACGATACCTTCGTTTCCGTGTAGCACTGCATCTGTACCTGCTCCAAAATCTTCTATCAATCTACCTGTCATTCCTAAACTGCCCGACGCTCTACTTTCTTTTGGAGTCGATGGTGTTATTTTTAAAGAATCCATGCCCCCGCTGATAGAACTCATTGCACCTAGGCTAGGTATCCCGTGTTCTTTACCAAACCATGCACCTAACGCCCCTGTGATCCAAGGACCTACTGCACTGCCTATTGTGGCACCTAGCATAGCACCCGGTGGTCCACCTAATGCCATTCCTAGCCCTCCCCCAATCAACGGTCCAAGCACCGAGCCTCCTGCAAAACCTAAAGCACCACCTTCTACTGCTCCTGCTACACCTTTAGTGGGCTCATCTTTTCCTCCAAATAGTTTTGTCGATATTTTATCAAAAGTAAGTTTCATAAAATCTATCAACTCGTTCCATTTGTTTATTAATACAGGTTTGATATCATTCCACATTTTTTCTACTTTAGGTGCTAGAAAGGAATATAGTTGATCATAAGTTTCCATGGCCTTTTTCTTTAGGATCTCCATAAACTCACTAAACGTGGTAGCTTTTGATAGATCGTTGAAAGTTCCTATTAACCAATCAGTTACAACAGTGAGCGTATCTTTAAAACCTCCGCTACCTATTAACTTTGATAAACTGTCCATTATACCCATCCCCAGTCCAGATAGTAGTGGTATTAGGGGTTGTATTGTTGAATAGAATTGATTTACCAAGTTATTACCGTATTCTCTGATTCTATTTTCATTGTCCTGTAGCCTTTTGGCTTCAGCATTTCTAGCCGCTTCTTCCGCTTGTTGTTTCCTAGCGTTTGCTATTCTTTGGTCTTGCTGTTGTTGTGTTAAACCTAGGTTTTTATTCTGCAGTGCTATTAATCCTTGATCAGCAAAATAGCTGTTCTGCTGATTCATTCCAAATGCCTGTGTGGATTTGCTAAATGTACTTCTAAACTCTGCTGAAGATTGTGCTAGGCCAGATGCCACAGCCTGCCTAGCTTTTACTAGATCTTCCGCTGTTGCGTTGGCATTTAAACTGGTTTTAGCCAGTGCTTTTAATATAGGTTCAATCTGACCGTTGGTCATTACCCATAACTTTTTCATAGCTTCAGTTGTTGGCACAGTTAACTCGCCATTGCTAGCCACGACCTGTTTAAAATATTCTTTAAATCCACTAACCGTTGACAGTTGTGCGTCTGCTAAGAATGTATTGATATTGGTACTGGCTTTTTGTCCCACATCGGTCATGAAGCTCTTAAACACTTCATCGTTAGATTCTTTCTTCATTGAATCTTCTAAGGCTTTTCTACTTTGCCCTGTAACTTTACTATATAAGTCTAGTTCTTGTCCAAACTCAGCAACGCTTTTAGCTATCTTGTCATTATTCTCTAGACCTTTTTTATTCAATGAGGTTTGAGAACTCATGTATACACCCAGTAGATCTGCGGCTTCTTGTGCGTTAACGCCTATGTTGACCATGCTGTCGTAGTATTTGCTACCAGGAGTTATCAGTTTGCTCTGTACATCAACAAACTTATTAACACCTTTCATCAACCCACCCGGTGTAGTTGCCAGTATCTCACTGAGCTCTTTGGTTTTTGTAACAAATAAATCTAAACCTAATTGTGTTTTGGCTGCCGCTATACGCATGTCTGTGAGACTACCGCCAAACGCGACTCCCGCATCGTTCATTTTTCTCCAATTATCTAAGTTACCTTCTATGATACCAGTTAGATTAGAAAATACACTGGCTACGAATCCTATACCAAAAGGTAAATCTTTAAATGCGTTGAACAGTGTACTGAGTTTAGCTTTACCTTCTGCGGCCAGTTTGGAGAATTCTATTAGGTTAGCCGCGGTATCTGTTAGGCCTTTTACTACCTTACCTAATATACCGCCCATTACTTCAAATATACCCGCTACTATATTACTGGCAATTTTAAAAGCACCCATTACTACATTAACGGGATTTATTATATCTACCAACTTGCTAAGGTCGTTAGCTAACTCGTCTGCCATTTTACCGGCACCACCCCCTACACCTCCGCCACCACCGCCTCCTTTAGAGGCTTTTTCATGGAGTTGTTTAATTTTAGACATGGTTTCTCCCATGTCCTTAGTTGCTTGTAACAGTTCTTCTAGTATTGCGTCAGTTGCTGACATAGTTTTAAAACCACCATTAAGTTAGTATATAAATAGATAAGAATAACCTACTATGGTTATTTATCGGAGATAAAACCATGCAAACCCAACCACTACAATCTAGAAATAATCCTTTAGCTAACTATATGAGGCAGCCTAAGATATACATTAAGTTACCAAGCAAAGGAGAATACTGGCCGGCAAAAAGTCTTGAAAAAACCGAAAGCGGAGAATATCCTGTATTTTCAATGACTGCTAGGGACGAGCTATTGTTTAAAACTCCAGATGCACTAATGAATGGTCAGGCACTGGTAGATGTTATACAGAGCTGTGTGCCTAACATTAAAAATGCCTGGGACACCCCTACTATCGATATCGACACACTGTTGATCGCTATAAGATTTGCCACCTATGGCGAACACATGACCTTCTCACATAAAATACCTGTGATCAATGAAGAAATAGAATACGATTTAGATCTTAGATTGATGTTAGATAAACAACAGCAAAATAAATGGATAGACGAAGTGTATATTAATGAAAATCTCAGTATTTTTGTTAGACCGTTGACCTATAAACACATGACACAGACCAGCATCAAAGGTTTTGAAACACAGCGTATCATGAATATGGTCAACGATGACAGTATCAGCGATGAACAAAAAATGCAGTTGTTCAGTACTAGTTTTATGAACTTAACCAAAGTTAGTATTGATTTAATGAGCGATAGCATTTATAAAATAACAACACCAGATGGTGAAGTTACAGATACTAGATTTATCAAAGAGTTTATTAATAACGCGGATAAAGATATATTCTCAATAGTGCAGAATCATCTAACTGATCTAAAGAACAATAATGATATCCAACCTCTAGAGTTTACTACTACAGAAGAACAACAAGCAGAAGGTGCCCCTGCTACCTACACCATACCTGTTAGTTTTAACAACAGCGATTTTTTCGGATAAGGCTTTTGACTCTCACGATTAAAGAAATCGATGAGGTAGCCCTAGAAATGGATAATGAGTCAAAAGCCTTAAAGAAAGAACTTTTAAAAATATGTTGGTTCATGCGGGGAGGAGTAACGCTCGATGAAGCTTATCAACTGGACCCTGAAAGTAGAAAAATAATATCTGAGATTATTGAAAGTAATCTAGAAACTACTAAAGAAACCAAACTGCCTTTCTTTTAATCAAATACCTTTTTTCTGTAGTCTTTGATCAATCTTGGCAAGATCGGATTTTAGCTGTGCGACTTCGTCATTTGTAGCGTTTGAAGCTTGTGAGTCTACACCGTTGGCACCACCTGCTACTCCGCTAGATGAATTACCAGGCGTTGTATAGTTCTGTTGTCCTGTAGCCAAGTCAGCTAATGTCTGTCCAAATCTACCACCTTGAGCCGCTGTGTTATATCCGTGTTTGAAACCGCCAAATCCTGCACCTACTGTCTGTGCGGCTCCACCTACTGTCTGGCTAGCTAGATCGCCTACACCTTTAACTGCACCACCTGCGATACCAGTTACATTTTGTACACCTCGAGAAAGACTTCCGCCTACATTAGCCGCATCTTGACCAAAGTCTTTAACTTTATCCCATGTGCTTCTTTTATCTTGTGGCTCAGCAGTTGCATTAGCTTTTGTAGGATCGGCTTTTGCCTGTGCGTTAGCATCTAGAGGAGCATTAGGATCTAACTTAGGCTCTACAGGAGTATTAGCATCTAGAGGAGCATTAGGATCTAGTTTGGGCTCTACGGCATCAGTACCAGTAGGATTGAGATTTAATCGACCTTGTGTTCCCGGAGGTACATCCCCAATGTTGGGATTAGTTCCTTTTAACTGCGTATTTGTTTGAGGAGTAACAGGAGCAGTTCCACCTACAGGAGTTGTTGTAGCATCGGTCTTAGTTTTTTTATTAACTAGTCCCGGTCTTAATTTTTTACCTGTAGTATCTTTTTCTACACCTGTTGGTAATTTTGTAGTATCTAATTCTAATAAAGTCGAAATCTTCATGTCTGTTCCTATAAGGGATTTATGATTTATTTAGTTAGTTATGTTAAAGTGAACTGCGTTCACTTGCTTCTACGCTATCGCTTGAAGCAGTTTTATGAAAAAACACATTGAACTACGAAGTAGTTAAAACTTCATGTAGATTGCTTAGTCAGACGGAACCGTTTAGTATGGTTCCGTCTTCGTCTTCATGTGAGTTGATCCAGCCGAGACTTTAGAAATAGGTGTTTTTACCGTGATGCTAATGGGCTCTGATCTTTCCCTACCTACATCGACTCGCTTAAAAAAGCGCCTTAAACCTCGTTCCTAGTGTTTAAGTTTTTATAGCACGGTTTTTTGTACGCTAACATTCATACTATAGCAATGCGTTGGGCATATGGTTCTAACCCTCTGACTCACTTCCGATTTTTCAGGATACTGGAATTCCTCCAGGGGAGTGCCTTACTATGTTACGTGTCCGGTTATTCCCCGGTTTTTCCACAGCGGTATTACAATCTGGCCCGCTAACCTTAAGTGTTAGTAAAATAATTTTTTGGTAACCACATAATAAACTTTCCTCCGCATGTATTGCAAATTGCTTTGCCTACATGTGGACCGGATTCTAGTTTAACTGGTTCCCACTTGTGATCTTTGTGTATGCCTAAATTTTTATTTAAAGTTTTCTTTTTTTCGTGCCATGTTTTATCGAATCCTTCTTTTGGATTGACCCAATAATTAGAATTCATTATGCTATTTTGTTTTTCTCGATCCCATTTAAGTCTTGTCATAATTTCAAAATATGTGAGCCATGTACCCGGACAGAAATCTGTCCGTTATAATAATCTGTGGATTCGAGAACACGTCTTTCAAATTGTTCTCTTGCTTCTGTGTAACTAGTATGTGCCTTGCTTTTACAATAGTGTAGTATTTCTCTTGAGAAATTGTCCTTTCCGAGAGACACTATATCTTTTTTAAGTTCATCTGAACTAGACCAATATTCTTGCCAATCTGAGTCTATTTTGCTTCTAATTTTTTGTCGTTTCTTTTTGCCGTTTTTTAACTTTACAGTCTTATAGGTCGTTTTACTAAATTTTGCTAATTTCTTGCCTACGTATTTCCTGCCCGTCAGCATATTTGTAATAAGATATACAAAGCCCACACAGTCTTCTGGTAATTGTTCAACTATCTGTCCCTGGTGTGTCCACTGCATTCTTGTGAAATCTACTAGCGTCTCCGCTGTTTATCCTTTGTCCGTTATACGTATGAGTGTACGCTTCGATCTTTTTTCTCTTAACGCTGTAAGATTCTTTGATTAGTGCATCATTTAACTTTTTTAACTCTTTCAACACCAATCTCATCTCAAGATTTTTAGCTTTACTCTTTGTTCCGTGTATGTAAGCAAGGTATGCATTATGGTATTCTACCATCTTGGCTATGTATTCGCAATGCAATCTTTCATACTCGTCCGTATACATTTATCTTCTCTTTATCTTCTACTATGGTCAAACCGGTTCTGCGCTGTGTTCATAGTTGGTAAAACCGTTTTCCTTAACAACACGTAGAATATTGTCTACTCTACCTAATAATTCATCTCTGTGACTGATAACAAATATATTTTTGTCTCGTTCTCTGCTCATCTTTTTAAGAATAGCCAAACTCTTTTCAACTCCGCTAGCATCTGTTCCATTGTCTAACAGTTCATCGATAAACAATAAGTTGATAGGGTGATATAAATTTTCCCATACGTCTCGGAAAGCAAAGCTAGTGGCAAGTATAACACGATTACCTTCGCCTCTGCTAAGGTTATAAAAATCAATATCTTTTCCTAGCTGTGTTATCATGACGGTTAGATCGTTTTGAAAACTGACACTGTGTGGCAATCCTAGTCGGTCTACGTAATAGGCCAATCTCTTGTTTAAGAATGTTAAGTTTTGATCTATAATCTTTTTACGTATAAAACTGTCTTTGTTAGTTAGCAGTTTAAGTAAAAACTCCTGATGATCTTTCAATCGAACTAGGGTATTAACAGTATCCCACTCTACTTCTTGGATAGCAGTTTGTCTCAGTTCTTCTACTTGTTCTTCATAGGGATTTTCCTCTCCCGCCTTGCGCTCTAACTCTGCCATTAAGTTAGCTAGATTATTTTTATGTCCCAGTGCTTCTGTTAGCGTTTCGTAATAGGTGTTAGGTCGACCATTAATGTCTCCTATCTTTTCTAGTTCGCCGTTAACTTTAATTAGGTCAGCATTGATAGTATCTAAATATGTGCAGGCTTCTTCTAAGTGTTTGCTAGCAGATTCGGTCATCTCTCCGTGCTTATGATCCTGTAACCCTTGTTCGCAGGCATGGCACTTCTTATCTTTTAATGCAGACAGTTCTTTTTCATATTTTTTAACTGTTCTTTCAGCCTGTCCTAGTGCCGCTTCTAATGTGGCACTTTCCTTTTTTAGGCTCTTAATCCTAGCACTTAGTTCGTCATATGCTTTGAGTTTTTCGTGCTGTTTGAGCTCATTTTCTATGTCTACGCTTTCTAAATCGTCAATAGCTAACCCTAAATTAGACAGGTTTTCTACCTTTTTACTTTGCCAAGCACTACTCTTGAGCATAAGACTATCAATGCTTTTCTGAACATTTTCATTGGCTTTTTTAATACCTTCTATCTTAAATGTCTCAGCTTGCACGCTATCTTTGGTGTCTTTTATCTGTATTTTCAGTAGTTCTGCCTTCTCACTTAGTAGTGTAATACCCAATAATTGTTCAATAACTTCACGTTGATCATTGGGTTTTAGGCTTAAAAAAGGCTCAGTATAGGTGTTTAAAGCTACTAAATGCTTGAACACAGTATGGCTCATGTTTAATAACTGCTCTATATGCTTCTGTGTTTCACGACTATCACCTTGGCTATCATCGGTTTCTTCGTCAGCCTGTTCCTGATCGTTAACATATAACTTCAATATATTAGGCTTGCGACCACGTTCTATCCTATAATTTACGCCGTTCTTTTCAAACTCAACGGTAACTAACATGCCCTTACCGTTGATTAAGTTGACTAGATTCTCTTTACGTACTTCAGACCTTAATATGTTCCCGTACAAAGCATAACTGAGTGCGTTAATGATAGTGGTCTTACCTGTACCATTGCGCTCTCCGCCCTCTCCTCCCCCTAGATCTAGGTTCTCGCCTAATACTAAAGTAAGATGATCTTTGTCAAAGTCCACAGCCTGCGTCTGTGCGCCTACGCTCATGAAGTTTTTTACGGTTATGTTCTTTAGTTTAAATGTCATAAGGCTCTATATATCTCTAACAATATCAGTTTATCAATGGTTTCACTTTCTATGTTAATCAGTTGTTCAGTAACAATCTGATCTACACTTTCAAACTTAACATCTGGGTTATCGTCTATAGTTGAATCTAGGTTGCTTTTTTCTTGTATTAGGCTGATTTCTCGTATATCGTTATTCGCAACAAATCTCTCTTTGATAAAGTTAGCTTCTTCAAAGGTAATATCTATATCGAGGTGTACTTTTAAGTACATCTTGCCCTTCATTATCTCTTGTTCTCTATCAATAAGTTCTGATAACTTAACAGTGCGGAACTTAGGAGCATCTGGCCAGTTGATAAATTCAGGCTCGCCACCCCACTCTAAGGTCATCATACCTCGTTCATCATCCCAGGTATCAGCAAAGTTATGCGGAAACGCATTACCTATGTAAAAGATATTACCTTTGTTTTGCCGTTTATGAAAGTGTCCACTAAACACATAGTCTGGACCTTTAAGTTGTTCAGCTGTTAGATCACCGTGGTCGGGCATTTGTACCATAGCATTCATAAAGAAATGTGGTAACTCAAAGTGTCCAAACACATACTTGCTCTTGATATTTTTCATAGAACGCCATTCGTCCCCAACTAACCACGGAACAAGGGTGACACCATCAAGAGTTGTAACACTGTCTACAACAGTAACTCCTGGAATGTGGCGACCAAACGCACTGGAATGGATATCTCGCTTGTCTTTATAAAATAAATCATGGTTGCCGGGGAACCAATAAAACTTTTCAAAAGCCGCACCTAGTTTTTCCAAACATCGTATTGAAGTATCTAGGGTTATTAAGTTAATACTATTTCGATTGTGATGCCAGTCGCCTAAAAATATACAAGTTTCACAGCCGTTAGCCTGTGCTTGTTCTATAAACCAATCTACAAAATCTTCGCAATCTTGATTGTGCGTTGCTGAGTTGGACTTAAGACCAAAATGAATGTCTGTCATCGCGGCAACTTTTTTAAATAGAGCCATCTAATTATTATTCTCCTAACACAAGTGTAGCATTTCTGCTACACCGATGTCAAACCTCTTCTTCTTCGTCTTCAACCGGAACAGGTCCTGCCGATTTACTATTTCTCAAGCTCTTATACATTTCGGCCTGTCTAGCTATCTCTTCGGCAAATTCTTGACTGTTCTGCCTAGTCATACTTGGGGTTAAACCAACTGACTCTAACAGATCGTCACGGATGTTTTGATTTTTCTTTTCTAGATTTAATACTCTAGTAAACGAGTTAGTAACTGCGGCTGTATAGTAGGCAAATGGATTTTCTGATTTTGATTCATCAAACTGCAAACCAATCTGGCTCAGTTGTAAAATGGCCTGTCCACGCATCTCTTCTACATAGGTGTAACCTCTCCAGTTGCTACGCTGTGCGTAACGTTCTGAAAGTTTGATAAACATTTTACCTAAGTTTTCTGTAATGCGTCCGTGATCTTTATTGAACTTTCCAGTCTTCATTCCGCCCTTCCAATGGCTTTTGCCCACACAGATTAATTCTTCTTCGTTATTAAACTTCCAATGTTGGAAAGGAGGAAAATTAACTTTATCATGAGCATCGGCTACAGTTTTGGTAGTTTTTTTACGTCCGGGGGATAGTGGGATATGATCAAACGTCATGATTCTAATAATAAGATCAGTTTTTTTGATAGTTTTATAATCTGGAACAAACTCTGCTAGCTTGCTCTTTTTATCTCCGCTAGCACGGGCTTTCATAAAAGCTTCTAGGCCTAATCTTTTGGCTCTAGCACGTTTAGCATCTGCTAGCGTTCGAATATTAATTTTGTCTAAGTGTGTGAGTATTATGTCATGCTGACTGTATTCGGGTTTGGTAAAAGTTGAAAAACTACATTTGCTTCTGTGTATTTCTGCTAACAAATCTCTATTGTTAAGATATTTTACTCTTCGCCCTGTGGGTGATATTATATTGGTCATTTATTATGACTTCTCCTTTTTATATAGTATAGACTGTTCGAACTATACTTGTCAACCGGATTAAATACGCAGTTTATTTTTAAGGTAAATACTGCT